GAACTACAACACCACTGACGGTGCTAACCCCACCACCATCGGTGTTTCGACTCGTTCGGATGGCACGACTCGCACCTTTACCGAGGCAATCCTCAAGGATGGCGTTCAGCAGGTTTACACCTCTGGCGGCAGCCCCAAGATCCTCGTGGTTGGCCCTGCACTCAAGCAGACCGTTTCGGCCTTTGCTGGTATCGCAGCGCAGCGTTATATGGCTCCTTCTGACGCACCGACGACCATCATCGGCGCAGCAGATGTGTACCTGAGCGATTTCGGTTCGATCTCTGTAGTTCCTGATCGTTTTGTGCGTAGCCGTGATGCGTTCATCCTTGATCCTGAGTATGCAGCGATTGGTTATCTGCGTCCCTTCCAGACCAACGAGCTTGCCAAGACAGGTGACTCGGAGAAAACTCAGCTCCTTGCTGAGTTCACGATGGAGATGCGTAACGAGGCTGCTCACGGTATCCTGGCTGACCTCAAGACAGCGTAACAAAAACTGTGGTAAAAAAGAGGGAGGCGTAACAACCTCCCTTTTTTTATGCTCAAAACTAAATTTCACGTCACCGACGATCAGTATGTCTTTGAGAGAACCCAAGACATCACGGCTATTGTCGAGCAGAACAAGGCGCTCTATAACGCGACAGACGAGCGTGAGCGTTGGGGTGAGTGGACACGTTACGCTCAACTGCCTTATGCGGTGATTGACGATCTAAACAAGCAAGGGATCATGCGAGGCTTTGCTGTCGCAGACGAGAAGAAATTCAGGGCGTGGATGAACGACCCCGAAAACAGACACTTTAGAACTCGACCAGGGAAAGTATGAAGATAGCCTTTTGTGTTCCATGTCGGGACACGATGATGACGGGCACTGCCTTTGATATGGCTCGACTGGCAGCGTATGACGGGGCCAACAGATGTGCGACAACAGGAGGGTCTTTCCTCTTGTATACCGCACCAGGAACACTCATATTTAGTCAAAGAGAGTCTCTAGCAAAGGAAGCACTAGCGGATGGCGCTGAGTACATTCTTTGGGTGGACTCAGACATGAGGTTCCCAAAGAACACGTTAGAACGGTTGTTAGCCCACGGCGAAAAGATCGTTGGGGTCAATGCGGTCACGAGACGAAAACCTGTTTTACCGACAGCGATTAACTTTCACCAAGACAAAGAGATCTTTGAGAAGATCGAGAGTCGAGGCAAGAAGGGTATCGAGGAGGTGACTGCTGTAGGTTTTGGGGTTGTGTTGACCCATAAATCTGTGTTTGATGCTATGCCGCAGCCGTGGTTTGATGTAGTATGGGGGGCGGGTGGTCTAATTGGCGAAGATGTGCATTTCTGCGTGAAAGCCTTAGACCACGGGATAAAGACTTTCGTGGATCACGAATTGAGCCTCGAAATAGGACACATCGGGACGCACGAATACCGGTGGAGCGATGTCGAATATGGCCCTAAGCACTTACAGCGAACTTCAGACAACGATAGCTAATTATCTCTCACGAGATGATCTTACTTCCGCGATCCCCGACTTCATCCAACTCGCAGAGATTCGACTCCGTAGAGATCTACGCTTGCGCCAAATGCTTACGCAAGCATCGGTCACGGCGACAGGTGGAGTCTCGACAATTAGCCTCCCTAGCGACTTCCTGCAAGCAAGGGATGTGTACATTGACTCTGACCCCGACTTCCCAGTTACGTTCTCAACGCCGAGCATCTTTATTCGGAACGGTAGGACGAACCAAAGTGGTGTACCAGCTTTCTACACGGTCTTGGGGTCATCGATTCAGTTTGCCCCAATTCCTGACAGCAATTACGACATCAAGATCCTCTACTACGCAGCCCCTGCGTTTTTATCTACGGCAGCCCCGACAAATCTCTGGCTTACGACCTGTCCGGATGCACTCCTCTACGGGTCGCTTGGCGAGGCTGAACCTTATCTCATGAACGATCCCAGGCTACAGACCTGGGGTGCGCTTTATGATCGTGCGATCTTCTCGCTAACTAGGTCTGACGAGGAAAGTCAGTATTCAGGTGTGCCGCTAACCATGACGGTGGCGAAGCGATGAGGGTTAACTTTGGTGAGTGGCTACCGGATCAGCCTGGGGTTGCTGGTGCGCTTGTTGAGGCTAAGAATGTCATCCCTCAGCAAGTGGGTTACGGCCCTCTGCCAACACCGTCAGAGTGGTCAAGTGCTGCATCTGAGAATCTTAATGCTGTTGCTGCGGCTGCTGCGCCTAATGAGGCCGTAACTGTTTTTGCTGGCGGCGATACAAAACTATTCAAACTTGGCACAAACTTGGCACTCACAGATGTTTCTAAGTCTGGTGGGTACACGACACCATCTAATCAAAAGTGGCGCTTTTCTCAATTTGGGAACAAAGTTATCGCGGCCAATGGTGGTGACCGTATCCAGGGTTATCTCATGGGGACATCTACAGCTTTTGCAGACCTTGGAGCTGCTGCGCCTAAGTCAAGATACGTCACAACGGTCAGAGACTTTGTGGTTTGCGGGTTCAACAATGGTTCAACGATTTACCCTAATCGCGTAGAGTGGTGTGCACTTGGCGACGAGACAAGTTGGACACCATCTGCATTAACTCAGGCTGATTACCAAGACATTCCTGATGGTGGGCATGTCAAAGGTTTGACGGGCGGTGAGTTTGGTATCGTGTTTTTAGATCGTGCGATTGTTCGCATGTCTTATGTTGGAAGTCCGCTGGTCTTTCAATTTGACACGATTTCCAGAGGATTGGGATGTATGGAGCCCAACTCGGTCATCCAGTACGTTGGGTCGAGTTTCTTTTTGTCGGATGACGGGTTTTATGTCACAAACGGACAAGAAGTTAAGTCTATTTCGGTTGAGAAGGTAGATAGGTGGTTCTTCAACACCGTGGATATATCTCAGTTATCCACCATGTCCACTGCTGTAGACCCGCTTAAGAACCTTGTTATTTGGTGTTTCAAGACAGTCAACCAAACGACTGCATTGCTTATCTATAACTTTAACCTCAGCAAGTGGTCTTGGGGCGAGGTTAATGTCAGTACGATAGCCTCATCGACTGCAATCAGCACATCATCTTCGTCGGGATTGACGCTTGAGCAGTTAGACGCTTTTGGAAGTCTTGATGCGCTTCCTGCGAGTCTTGACTCATTTGGCTACACAGTTACATCGACAGCAAACAATCTGACGGGAACCATAGGGGCAAAAATTGCCGCTTTTTCTGGATCTCCTTTGACAGCAAGCATTGTTACGCCAGACCTGTCTTTGAATGACAATCCATCTGTTGTTACGCTCATCAGGCCTGTCATTGATACAGGTTCCTGTTCGGTTCAAATCAACTCTCGCAGGCGATTGAACCAGCAAACAGATTTCACTGGTAACACATATGCAGCAAACAGCGACAATCGTATTGGTTTACGTTCGGCTGGAACTTATCATCGGCTAAAGACTATCCCGTCTGGGGTATGGACTTCTGCGGTTGGTTTGGATGTGACTATCGTTCCGCAGGGAATGCGATGATCTTTCGGACGCTGCCACCTTTCGGAGGCGATCAGCGAACGGTTGCTGAGATTGTCCGCAATATCATGGACGGTAAGACGAATAACACCGGAACGGTGACGCTTGCCACAGGAAACGCCACCACAACCACGATTACAGACGCGAGAATAGGCGTAGAAAGCAAGATCATCCTTGTCCCTTACTCTGCTGCTGCCTACGCTGATTCGATCCCGCACGGCTCGTTTTACGACGTTAACGACCAATCTGCCGCAAATACAACAACAGCGTATGCGATTACGCTTTCAAACACAGACTTAACGAACAACGTCTATCTTTCCAGCTCCAGTCGGATCAACGTTAGGGCTGCTGGCAAGTACAACTTTCAGTTTTCGATACAGTTTGCTAACGATGACTCGCAGATTCAGGATGTAGATGTATGGGTTAGGAAGAACGGAACTGATATTGCTGACTCAAACTCACGGTTCTCGATTGACTCTAAGCATGGGTCGGTTAAGGGTCATGTCATTGCCGCGCTTAATCTTTTTATAGACCTTGCGGCTAACGATTACATCGAATTGATGTGGGCTACAACATCAACGCTTGTTATCATCGAGCATATCGCCACTCAGACGAGCCCGACGAGACCTGCGACTCCTTCTGTGATTGCCACGATGCAGTTTGTTGGGGGGTTTTCTAACGGTGGCGTGTATGTTTCGAGCGTTACGAACGGTTCTGCGACGATTAGTCATTTCCCAAATGCAACTTCAGACAAAACCTACGGTTATGTGGTGGTTGGATGAATGCAAGATACATTAAACCAGATGAACTTAGAAAGATATGGCCGTTTGTTAGGGCTGGGTTGGAGACCATTCTCAAAAAAAGTCCTGAGCAGTGGATACCGGAGGACATTTACGCAGACTGTTTTGCACAGCGATCGCTTCTTTGGATGTACTTTGAGGACAGTTATCCTTGCGGGTTTGTTGTTCTTCAGCCTATCGGCGATAATTTGCATATTTGGTGCGCTTATGGCAAGGGAGATTTTTGTGCAGGCATGGATCATGTTCTCTTGGTTGCGAGAGAAGGTGGCGCAAGGACTATCAGCTTTGACTCGTGGCGTAAAGGCTGGGATCGCAAGGCTAAGGCGTTAGGTTTCAGACCACGCAAGTGGGTAAGAGAGGTTTGATATGGCAGGCGGTTCAACAAACACGGTAACGAGGACGGAACTTGATCCGACCATGCGACCGTATGTTCAGTACGGTCTTGGTGAGGCTCAAAGGCTTTACCAGCAAGGTGCTCCTGAATACTACACAGGACAGACATTTGTAGGCCCGTCTCAGCAGACTCAATCTGCGCTTGCTGCTGCCCAGCAAAGAGCGATGCAAGGCAACCCACTGGTTCCGTTAGCGCAGCAACAATTGGCATCGACGATTTCTGGTGGCTACCTTCAGAATCCTTACTTGGCTTCTGCGCTGAAACCTGGATTTGAGGCCGCAACAACGCAATATCAGGATGCAATCAACCAGATGAGATCAAGAGCGTCTCAGTCTGGGCGATACGGCACAAACGAAGCGTTGATGTCTCAAGAACAACGCGCACAAAACGCACTAGCTAATGCGCTTGCCAATCAAGCGGGTACGCTTGGCTATCAAGGGTATGAGGCAGAACGTCAGAGGCAACAGGCAGCGATTGGTGCTGCGCCAGGATTAGCCGCGCAAGATTACACGGACATTCAGCAGTTGGCGAATGTTGGTCAGACAGCAGAAGCATATCAGCAAGCTGCACTCCAAGATCAAATTGCAAGGTTCAACTACGCTCAACAAGCCCCATATGCTGCTTTGCAATCTTTCTTATCGAGTGCTTATGGTGCGCCAATGGGTATGCAGACGACTGCGCCAAGTTACTCAAATCCGTTAACAGGTGTGCTTGGTGCAGCATTGGCAGGAAAGGCATTGTTGTCATAATGGCTGGCCCAGAAATATTAGCCGCAACAGAGGCCATAGGATCGGCTGCCGCCGCTTCTGGAGCGGCGCAGGCTACCGCTGCTGCTGAAGCCGCTATTGCTGCCGAGGTTGCAGCTTCTGCTGCTGCTGCTGGTCAAGCCGCACAAACCGCTGCGTCTGCCGCTGGAACTGTCAACCCGTTTTTAACTTCCGCTTATGGAAGTCTGCCTGGGATGACGATGGGATCGCAACAAGCAGCGATGCTTGCAGCGCAGACGGGTGAGTTTGGCTTGCCTGGGCTCATGTCTACGGGGGGTTCTGCAACGTATGCGGGTGCTGGAGGGCCATTAGCTAAATTAGCGTTCTCTTCAACCAATCCTGCTGCTATGCGTATGGGTATGCAAGGCATCAATCTTATGCAGCAATCAGCACCACAGGCAGCGCCTGCTCCTGGTATCAAGCGTGGTCAGCAGATGCAGGCAGTTAACTTTGCAGACCTGATGGCGCAGCCGATACAACGCAAGCGCATCTCATTGTTGTGAGGGCAAGATGGACGAATACTTAGCTCGATTGTTTGGAAGTCAACCGTCTTACATGGGGCAACTCATGGGGGCAGACGACGCTGAAAGGCTACGTCAAGAAGCGCAGCGTCAGGGTTTGTTGGGTACGGGTATTGGTTTACTTATGGCTTCTGGCCCATCTCAACAACGACAGAACATAGGGCAGATCATCGGCCAGGGTTTGATGTCTGGACAGCAGGCCTATCGCGGTGCTATGCAGCAAGTGGTGCAAGACAAGATGATTGGTATGCAACTTAGCGAAATGGCTAAGAAACAAAGAGCAGAGCAAGCATTGCCTGGGTTGATTGAGGGTTCAATGGTTGCGCCTCAACGAGAGTTTACTGATCTTGAGCGCATGGAAATGAGAACTCCGTCTGTAGCCACGGGGCCAGCGCAGTTTGACCCGCGCCAATTCTTACAGAGGGCTGCTGCTGCCGGTATATCGCCAATGACAGCTATCCCAATTGGCAAAAGCATCCAAGAGTTTACGCAACGACAAACCAAGGTTTATAAGCCTGGAGATGTTGTTATGGATGCGACTACGAATGAAGTGGTTTACACCGTCCCAGAAAAAACTGAAACGGGAATATTGCAAACTGCTGATGGTGTTTTCTCCTATAACAAAAATGCAGCCAGCCCACAGTTGACAAAAGTCATGGATGCGACTGGGTCTAGGTTTACTGGGCTTGCAGCGGATTATGCTTTATCCAAGTATGGCACTGATTTAGTCAGCAAACTTACACCGGATGAGAGAAAAGAAGTTTGGGATAAAGGTGTTATTGCTGCTAAACGAGCGGGGGCAACAAATGTTGGTGTTAATGTTCCAACGCAAAGTGAGTTTGGCAAAGGCGTATTCTCTAGTTACGAATCCACTCAAAGTGCTGCTAACAACGCAAGACAAACGCTCGGCATTGTTAACCAACTTTCAGGTTTCTTGGATGCTGGTGTAAAAACTGGTTTTGGTGCTGAATCTAGGGCTGCGCTGAATAGAATAGGGCAGGCTATAGACCCGAACTTTAAGGTTGCCGAAACTGCCGGTATTGAGGCAATTCAATCTGCAACGGCGCAGCTTGTCCTCCCTCAAGTTAAGTCTCTTGGCGCAAACCCGACCGACAAAGACTTGGCGTTTATTGCCAAATCATCTCCAGAGTTGTCTAAGTCTGTAGAAGGTAATCGACTCATTCTTGATGCTCTTCGCGCTAAGTCTGAACGTCAACTTGCTGATGCTGAATTTGCGTCTAAGTGGGTTCAGCAAAACTCAAGGATGATTGAGACCAATCCAATTTCCGCCAAGGCAGAACAAGATCGAGCGTTAGAGAACTTTAGGCAAACATCTCCTTTATACGCAAACACTGGCGAGGAACTACGCCGTAAGTTTCAGTCTCTCAAACCTGGCGGCGGGACTGGCCTTCCTGCTGGCGTTAGAGTCACAAGGATGCCCTAATGAACACCTACAGCGTAGAGATCCCTGGGCAGGGTCGATTCAGAGTCGAATCTGAGCAAGAACTTACTGATGAACAGGCCTATCAAGCAGCATTAGCTCAAACGCAAAAAGAGCCTGCTTCGCAAAGGATGCGTTCTTTTGCCCAGGGTCTTACGATGGGTGGCTCTGATGAAATGGAAGCGGGGATTGTTTCTAATTGGACAGGTAGGCCATATGACGAAGTTTTGGCTGAGATCAGAACCAAGATAAAAGCCTATCAACAAGCAAACCCCATCGAATCAACTGCAACCGAGTTACTAGGTGCTGCCGGAACGGGTTTGGCTTTTGCCCCTTTTACTGGTGGTGCGTCTGTTCCTGCAACGCTTGGTAGGTCAATAGCAACTAGCGGTGCTCAAGGTTTGGCCTCTGGGTTTTTATCAGCAGAGGGTGATCTTTCTCAACGGGCTGCTGGCGGTCTTACTGGGGCTGCAACTGGTGCGGTTCTTGGGCCTGTTTTTCAGAAAGGCCTAGAGGGAATTGGTTTTACTGCTGACAAGGTTACTGATTGGGCTCGGCGCAACATGGGCGGTCGAGGCAGCAAAGCAGTAGAAACAGAGATCCAGCGTTTAGCAAAAACTAGCGGTCTGACCAACGATGAGATTGTCGAAAGAATCGCTCGCGGCGAGATCATGGCTGAGAATGAGACGCTAAGAACAGCTATAAGGGGCATGTACTCTCAAGGCGGTGAAGCAGGAAACATTATTCGCAAGGCTTTAACGGTAAGGCCGGAGCAGTTCCGCAAAACAGCACAGAGACAATTGCAGGCTGATTTAACGCCAGGCGTTAATAGAAGTGTTTTGCGTCAAATGAAGATGAGCGATGACGCAGCGCGAGCGGCAGAAAGGCAGGCCTATGAGGCTGCGTTTCAGCGGGGTGGAGTTATATCGCCAGAACTTACTTTGGCCTTTGGCGAGGCTATAAAGCGGGTTCCTGATGTAGTTAAAAACATCAACCGCGACTATCAAGCGCAGACAGGCAAGAAAGCGTTTTTCGACGTTGTAGACGGGGACGTTAGGTTTGATAAAGGTGCGACGCTTCAAGACTTTGAGATTGCAAGACGTTCACTCAGAGATGCGGCTGCCGAGGCTTACAGATCTGGGCAGGGCAATTACGGCGGCATCCTTGCTGACTTAGAAGGTGCAATCAAGCGTGAGTTAGATGTGGCTTCGCAACCATTGGCTAGAGCTAGGGCTGGAGCGCAAGCGTTGCGTCAAACCAGAGAGTCTTTTGCCGAGGGTAGGAAAGCGTTCACAAAGAGCGCAGATCAGGTCGAACTAGAGATCCAGAACTACAACCCACAGCAATTACAGGCTTATAGGTCTGGTGTTATGGATGCCCTTCGTAACAAGTTCACCACGGGTCAGCGCAAGAGTTTAATGTCAACGCTTGCCGATCCTGAAAGCAAAGAAGCCAAGATTGTAAAAGCGATATATCCACAAGACTCTTTAGCCGAACTTGAAAGAAAAGTCGGTTTAGCGGCGCAGTCTCAGAAAACGGCTACAAATGTTTTGGGTGGATCTCAAACCGCACCAAGCCTTTTACAGGCTCAAAGAATAGGCTCAGACGTTTCTGCTCAAGAGTTATTTAACGCCGCAAGGCTTGATCCCTTCGCTTTGTTGAACGTAACCCGTAAAATCCTAAGTAGCAAAACACAGAATCTTTCAGAAGCAGAGCGCGAGCAGGT